GATTGACAGCCGGCGGTGAATTTCTAGATTATAATCAGCAAGCAGCTATTCTAGATCAGACGAATCTGCAGATTAATCGCTTGGAGCGATATAAAGATTATGAGCAAATGGATCAGACTGGTGAGATAAATTTAGCACTTGATTTATATGCCGATGAGGCTAGCTTAGTAGACCCAGAACGTAAGCACACTTTGATTATCAGAGCAAGAAACAGACGACTGAAAAAGGAATTAGAAGATTTATTTTTCAACACTCTAAGATGGGACACTTATTGCAGGCCGACAGTTAGATATCTTTGCAAATATGGTGATTGCCCATTTGAAATCATATTAGATGCTAATCGCTCTGGCGTCTCCGCTCTTAAATTCATGAATGTCTATAATTTTACGAGAATAGAAACTCGGTATGGTGATTTAATTGGCTTTTTCTACATGGATGCAATGTGGCCGAAGCCAATGTTCATGCATCCGTGGCAAGTAATGCATTTAAGACTTACTAGCTTTGAAAATTTGTATCATCCATATGGTCGCGCAGTGCTAGATGGCGGAAGAAAGGCTTATAAGCAATTGAGATTGATGGAGGACGCAGCATTAATCTATCGCATTACACGTGCGCCTGAAAAACGTAAATTCACCATTCCTGTTGGTCTTATACCGCCAAAGGAAGTGCCGGAATATATGCAGATGATAGCGCGTAACTTTAAGAGGCAGAGGTTTTATAATCCTACTACGGGTTCGTTTGACGAGCGATATTCTCCATTAATTCAAGAAGATGATTTCTTTTTACCTAGAAGACCTGATGGTACAGGTCCAGATGTGGATGTGATGCCTGGTGCTGAGAACTTAGATCAGATCAAAGACATTGAATATTTTAAAAAGAAAATGATAGCGCCGATGAAAATTCCATTTGCTCGAGTAGGCATAGGTGAAGGTGGCGGAGAAGCAAGTGAGAAGTCGTTGTCTCAATCGCATTCGGAATTTGCAAAATCAGTACAATGGATTCAACGTGAAGTCGCTACTGGACTATCTAAAATAGCAATTGCCCATCTTGCGTTGCGTGGATATAGAATCGAAGATTTAAGAGGGTTTGAAATAGCGTTGACAGCTACTTCTGCTATGGAAGAATTGTACCGCATAGAGACTTGGTCGACTAGAGTGCAGGTGATGGCTGACTTGAAAGAGTTAGGATGGTTCCCTAAAGAATGGATTGTTACCCATTTTACTGATTTATCACCTGATGAAATCGAAGAATTAAAGGAGTTAGAACAAACAGCAAATGATGGTGGAGAAGAAGGAGGTTCCGCTGGCGGATTGGACGCCGGTGGAGGCGGCGGTGGAGGCGGCGGTGGCGGCATGCCAGACTTAGGCGCAATGCCTGAGGGAGGCGCAGAAGGTGAACCGGGGGCGGAAGGCGCAGAAGCAGGAGCTGCACCCGATGCAGGCGCAGAAGCAGCGCCGGCATTAGAAGGATTCGATTTTAAAGCAGAGAAAAGACTGATATTAGAATTAAAGAAACAAGGTAAAGGCAAGGAAGCTAAGACCATCTTAGAAAGATGGGCAAAGAGGTTAGGCAAAACTGTGGAAAGAGAAGAACGTGATTACAATAGCGGTTTCGATCATATGATCTCTATGAAGGAATTAGATGGACTGTCTGGCACTGCGCCATTGCCTAAAGCTGAGAAGGAAGTCAAAGATCCGATAGAAGCGATTCACGATCCTAACAAAGATAGAGAAGTGTTAGTAGAATGGTCAGTTGATCCTGAATTAAGAAACGAAGCTATCAGAGAAGTATACGATGTGCTGTTAGCAGGTGAACAAGCGCATTTAAAAGAATCCGTTATGAATGACGATATTACAGAAGCCGATATTCCTGCGTTCCGTCGCAGTCGAGACAAATAAATAATGATAGCAAAAATGCTAATGTTCGTTCAAAATTTGACTTAGTTAAAACAATACCATTACGGTGGATATAAAACTACCTAGACATAGGTGTTGTGCAGATTAGGAGTTAGAGAATGGCAGATCATAACAAGCCTTGGAAGTCAAGCTCTAGGAAGAAGAAAAATGCAAAAATGCACAATGCAGTAGAATCTGAAGGTCTGCGAATGGATAGTCGCAGATTTTTAAGCTTGTTAAATGACTCTGCCCAAGCCAAGGTGGCATCATTTGAGGAACGAGTTACTCAAATGGGTCGGACAGCTGGCCAAAATTGGCGTTTAGCTGCTCTTCATGCACGTAACTTGTACATCGAAAATGTTGATACACACCAGTATTATCTGGCTGATCACGTTAGAGAGGCCCATGGCCGCGTGACCATCACTAACATTAGACCTATCAAGATTGTCGAAGAAGAAAAGAATGAATTATTCGCTGAAACATGCAGTCGTTTAGTGGATGCTATTGAAGAAAATGATCAGCGTGGAATGCAAGTGTCCTTTGATCGCATGAAAGCACAAAGATTTTCTGGTAGAGCGGTCCCACAATCTGGCATGGTCAAATGCCGTGATGGTATCCTCCGTCAAGTCAATATCAGTAATAGCAATGTTACATTAGAAGGCACTACTAAGAATCGCTTAGTTACCGCAATCGTAGAAAGCTTGCGAGATAGAGTATTGGTCGAAAACGGAATGGTAGTGGCGGGTAACTTTAGAGATGGCGATCCTGTCCAATTACCAGTCACCAAATGGGCATCACGTAAGTTAGTAGCACGTCGAATGATGGAAGCTGCCAACAATGCTTATTGGTCTGTTGGTTTCCAAAAAAGAGTGTACAATACTGCAAAGCTTGTGTCGGAAAGCAAGATTGATCAAGCAGTACGGTCAGTATCTGGATTTCTTAATGAAAATGAAGAATTCACGTTGCTTAACAGGCACCAAATCCAAATCTTGGTTGAAAATGCTTTAGCAGCCAAGATGATCTTTAATCAGCAGCTTTGCGATGATACAGCTACTTTGCTGTTCAGAACAAACATGAAGATCAGTCGTAATAAGATCATTGATGAGTGGCGCAATATTGCTAGAGCGTCAGAACATTCGGTTCTTGCAGAAAATGTGAATATCTTAGAAGAGTCTAATAACTTCGAGAGTTCCTACCAGAAGTTCTTGACTTTGATATTTGAAACTATTTCGAACAGAGAAGTCGCTGCAGAAGCTCTCGCAACGACTTTAGAGTCTCTGCGTAATAAGACGCCGAAGATTAAAGAATCCAATGAATTATCCGGCAAGTTAAGTGGTTTGATCACTCGCTTGAAAGACAAGAATTTGGATGATGCAGCGATTTACGAAGCTGAAGATTTAATCGCTACGATTCAAGAGGAATTGGCCGCTGCTGATTCGCTTCAGAATTTTGATCAGATGCCCGGTGGTGAAGACGCTGGGATGGATCTTGGCGCTAGTCCTCCCGGAAGCGCCGGCGCTGGTGGCGGGGCTGGAGCTCCGGTCATCAACATTAACTCTCCTCTCATTCAAATTGGTGGGCAGAGTTCGGCTGGCGAAGGGGAAGGCGATCTTGGAGACATGCCGGAAGAGGAAATGCCTCCTCCTGAAGCTGGTGGCGATGAGGAGTTAGATGCGCTCTTAGGCGCAGGTGGCGGCGCTCCGCCGGCAGGTGCTCCTCCGGCAGGCGCTCCACCAGCTGGCGGCGCGCCAGCTCCAGCCGGTGCTCCTACCCCAGCCCCAGGCGGCGCTCCTGGCGCTCCACTATTACAAAGCCGTGAACGGTACGGCAGAGCCTTAAGCGAATCACGTCCAACTCATTATGAGATGAGAGAAGAGGATGATGCTGACCAAGCCGGAGCTAATGATCCTTATGCTATCAAGAAAAAGGAAAAGTTAGGCAAGGTCGCTAAGGAAGGATTGCACATCACTGATTATGGTGCTCCTGTCATTACTGACGAAGGTGACCTCGAAAAGATTATGCGAATCATGCAGCGCTTAGCTGTTGAGTATAAGCTGACTGGCGCTATGCTTGAGCAGAATCTGCCAAGTATGGCCAAAGCGAGTGTTAAGGCCGTTGGTTTAAGGATCCCTGAAAGTAAGATGGGATCAGCGTTAGATCAGATCATCAGTGTGTTTGCTGAGAGCGTTAGCCCAAGGGCTTACTTTGACTTTAGAGATTTTGAAGAAGGTCCGGATGGGAAGATTAAGCGTAAACCAAAGGCCGGCGAGCCAATGGGTGACGAACAAGATGAAGACGAAGATGGAGATGAAGAAGGTAGCCGTGGCGGCTGCGGCGGTCGTGGTGGAGAAGACGAAGACGACATGATGGGTTCTGGATTTGGCCACCCAGATTTACCGGGAGATAGGCACCATCCTTCTGAATACAACACTACCAAAGCGAATTGGGGTAAATCTAAGCCCAAGAGCGGTCCCACCTCACCTTCGAGTCTCCCATATCCAGACCACAGTCCAGACCATATTTTAAATAAGCCAGGGTATGAAGGTGGTCGTGGCGGATGGGGAGGTCGTGGTGGAGAAGAAGACGATGAATATACTATGGACAATGAATATCGTGCCGATCACGGTGACGACGAAGAAGGGGTAGCAGAAGATCAATACAAGTCACCAGGTATGAAGTCACGCGGTTATAAGCGGTCTAGCATTGGAATGAGTGAAAGCATCAGTTGGAAACGCAGACAATCAGACGCTATGCTCGGTGAATATGCTGGCGTCAAGTTCATTTTCGACCATGGTGGAGATCGTCAAGATCTGACGCCGATCGTGATGAGCGAAGACGGGTCTGTTGAAATTCCCGTGCCTTCTAATCTTTATGAAAGTGCCTTCGCAGCTGCTAAAATGGTCAACTATGGTGATCCTAAGCCATTTACAAGATGGTTAAGGGAATCAATCGAACAGTTGCGCACAATTAGTGATGTCGATGACTTGGCCTTGAGCGAAGCAATGGCTAAAATCACCACTGGTCCAAACGGCGAAATTAACGTAGAAGTCTCCGACGATGTCGAAATCGATTCTTCTGACGCTGAAGAAGAAGGTGATGTACTCCTTGGCGGCGAAAGCGATAGTGATAAAGAATTAGATATGAAACCTGTGGATAGTATTGTTGGCGCGTCTGATGGTGATGAAGAAGATGAATCACCATTCAGTGATTCTGATGATGAAGAAGATGAAGAT